AGGTCCTGCTTATCAAACTCCACCGCCTGCGCATCCAGCTTGTTGTTGATGCTGCGAATCGTGGTGGCGAGGTAGCCCTCGAGGCCGCGCACCCTCAACTTAAACTCATACTGCTGGAGGAAGGTGTCAAAGAAGAATAGGTCCTTCTTCGCCAACACCTTCTCCGGGCTCAGAAAGCTGAGGAGAACAACCTTCTGCCCCGGAATCTCCACGTCCTCATCCAGAAAATCCTCACGCTGGGTGTTTGACATCTACATACGTCTAGTTAGTTTCTATTTAGACCGGTGACGCGGAGCTAAGCGATGCATCCTAGCCAATCGCGGACCTAAGCCAATCGCGGACAAAAAATCTTTTTCAATAATATAGAGTTAAATGGACTTCACTACGGAGATTGTTAACCGTGCCATTAAGTACTTAATCGAGGGTCTGTTCGTGGCCATCGCCGCCATCTTCGTCCCGAAGAAGTCCCTGCCGGTGGAGGAGATCCTGACGCTCGCGGTTGTCGCCGCGGCGGTCTTCGCCATCCTCGATGTGGTCAGCCCGTCCATCGGTGTTACGGCTCGCCAGGGCGCTGGCTTCGGTATCGGCGCCAACCTCGTTGGATTCCCGATGCGTGCTTAGGCGCATCAGTGCGTGCGTAGATGTAGGCGTAAGCGGTGCGGTGCGGTATATTATTTCTTAATTTAGTCCACTAACATATAAATTCTCAATGTGTTTTTTATAGATATGTAATAATATATCTATAAAATCCAGATGAAGATAATCATAGTTGCGCTCATCCTCTTATTTATTGCGCTTGTGCTTACCCGGACCACAGAAGGATTCTTCGGCGCAACCTCACCTGGAACGATGGTCCAGTTACGAACAAGTCATGTTCCGACAGAAGAAGATGCATATTATTTCAAATATATCTACCCCCAAGTTGTCAATCGAGATCTTATAAGAATGACAGGTTCTGGCCTCTATTAAATCACCAACGGTAAATAGATGGACGATCGTGACCTAGTAGTCGTATGTCACTGTAAAAAACATAAACAATTATATCATATCATCAATGGTGATATGACTCACCCTCTGGGATCCGAGGTTCAATATGTAGATCCTGAGTGCAAAGAGAGCACATGGGATAAGATAGAATCCAATTCTAAACTTTATGTGTATGCGGCTTTCTGTCCTGTATATCGAGTTATTGAGTTCAACAAGAATTCAGAGGATGAGGAATGGTCATATAGCCTTGATACACTTCTCCACATTTTATCAGGTTCCTATCGGGTTCTTGAGAATGGGGGAAAGGTAATTTTTCCAAGAGCTTCCGGTAAAAGCGGAAAGACAATTTTGAAAGTTCAAGACCTAATTAATAGTATACACGGTATAGGAAAATGGGAAATTTCTTTTTTTAAAGAGAATGATGCTCAAATATCATTTCCTATTGTTGCATACCAAGAACGAGAGGATGTTATAAAAGATAATGATATTTGGGTTTGGAATAATAATGGAAGATTGACAAGGAAGACTGACGCAATAAAGAAGGGTACATGGCCATTAAAATATAAGCTCGGTTCATTCATTGTATTTACAAAAATAGTAGAAGGAGGAAAGAAAAAACAAAGAAAGACGCGCAAGCTCAATAAACGGAGATAATTCTAATAAGAATCATACATTCTTAATAGAATGGTTGGCCCGATTCTTCTAGGAATAGCTCTCCTCCTCTTTGCTTGCCTCATCGCCATAAATGGCGGTCTGCGCCTAGAGGGTTTTCAGGATACGAACGTATGCACGGCTATCAAGGTTGATAAGGCCTGTGACAATACGGCAGACTGCAACTGGGATAAGAAGACAGGGAAGTGCCTCTCCTGTGCCGAGCTTACCGCATGCGGCACGTGTGTAGATAACAACAAGTGTGGTTGGTGCACTGACATTGGTAAATGCGTAATGTCCGACCGCTTCGGTCTACCTCTTGGAAAGGCATGCTCAGATAAAAACTATGCGGTTAATGCTGATAAGTGCACAGCCTCTACCCAGCCCAAGTTCAATGCGGCCGACCCGAATTTCAAGACGGGTCAGCTAAACACTGACATGCCAGTGATGACCGCCTCAGGTGCTTCCACTTGCGCAAATGAAGACAAGGTTGTTGACATCGTGAAGGGGCGTCTTGCAAATGATATCAAGGCTCTTGTTCGCGCCGAGCTGACTGCGAACAAGATTACACCTGTTGAGGGTTTCCAAAACCTTGAGAGGGGTATTGCAGCCTCTGTTGTCGCGTCTATTTCGGACGACGTGCGCGCGATGGTCAAGAAGTCTCTGCCAAAGAAGGTTTAAATTTGAAGTTGGTTTTTTTTCATCCAAACGCATAGATAAATGTCCCGTTTCCTTCGGATTTCCGAGACTGTGATTCATGTTCCCAGTCTCGCAAATGTAAGTATGACAACTACGTGTTTTGGATCACCGCGCCTCTGTCTTTATTATCACACTCAGAAGACGCAGATTCTCTACTGTGGAAAGTATGAGGACTGTGAGAGGCAGATGATGCGTATCAAGGAAGCCATGAAGAGGATTGAGGCGGCGCTTGATGGAATTCCTCTTGTTGAGCCCGAGGCTACAGAAGATACGCAACCTCTGAATCCTAATACGGTTTCACCCAACATTATAAAGGGCGCAAATGCATCAATTTAGATTGACCGAATATACTGCCACGCCAAATCCTGGCAAATCAGCTTCCAAATCTTATCCTGGACATACAGTTTGTCCCTATTTTTCAGTAAAGGAAAGCAGGGTAAATACTCATCCAGCTCTAAAAGCTCGCAGAATTTATAGAGAACATAGGAATACGAGAGGAAGTTGCTGCGACCCTTGGGGCAATGGGCCTGGAAAGACGGCTGAATCTCCTTGAACATGAAGCGCAACTTCTCTTCGATTTCACGCGACATGACGGGTGCATTTTCTCCATTGAGCCGGTTCAGGATATGTGGCACGTGCTCATAATACTTATTGTAATGCAGCTTCCGCAGGATTTCCTTAATCTTGCTAGGCTTCAGACTGCTATAATCTGATATACGCTCCTTCTTGAGCTCTTCCACAATTTCGTCATAGACTGTGGAAGGAATCTCAGTGCTCTCCTTTGCCTGGAATTGCGCAAGCCACTCGTTGAAATGGTTGATGCGCTTGTATGCATAATAGGAGACTTCGCGCGGCGGGTCCTTGTAGCTCGGCTTGTCTGAGTCAATCAGGACGAACTCCTGATATCCGCATTTGGGGCAGGTAAACAACGCCTCATTCTGGCTGAAGATCATCTCGGTCTGGCAATCCTCACATTCTCCATAGGGGTCATTGAGCACCTCCGAGCCGCCGCGCGCGTGTTCAGGATCCACCTTCTGGAGATAGGTCTCCAGGATTTTATCGCGGCGGAGGCGCTCTCCAACTGGCTGGTTAGGAAGAACAGGGTCGCCGGCCGACTGAAGAGAACTCAGAATGTCGCCCGGTTTTACTCGGTAGGTTGAACTCTTGAGAACACCCTCCGCACCATTATTAATTCTCTCTTGGACATCGTAATACTGATACAAAAGTTCACCGGCGTTCAGAAAATAGTCATAGACCTCGTTGCCGCCGCGCCGCTTCTGAATCTCCTTCTGGAGGACCTTGATTTGCTGCTCTACGACTTCATACTGGACGTCATCGGTCACTGCCGAGAGACTGGTTTCCAGCGTGTTAAGATTCTCTTCCAGCTCGCCAACCTGCTTCTCACGGTCAATCATAGCACCGAGCTGGACTTGGTGGACGGTATCCAGGGTCGTTCTCGCCTCTGGATTACTCCGCTTCGTGGGACGTATCTTAAAAAACGCATCACCTGTTGACATTGTCTATGAATCTTATAGGTTTTGCGCTGTTCCGTTTAGACCGACCACGGCTTGAAAGTCGGAACGCAGCTGGCCGTGAAAAGTTTCCTTTTTCCGCCATTCCGGCACTTTGCTGGAATTTTTTCTTTCTAAGGGTTATAGAATCAAATGACTGGAGGTGGCTTGATGCAGCTCGTCGCTTACGGTGCCCAGGACGTTTACCTCACGGGCAACCCCCAGATTACCTTCTTTAAGGTCGTCTACCGCCGCCACACCAACTTCGCCATGGAGTCCATCGAGAACCCGTTCAACGGCTCGCCTGGCTTCGGCAAGCGTGTGACGTGCACGATCCAGCGCAACGGTGACCTGATCCACCGCATCTACCTCCAGGCCACGCTCCCGTCTGTCTCCCTCCAGACGTCGGACGGCTCTGGCGCCCAGTTCCGCTGGCTCAACTGGGTTGGTCACAACCTCGTCAAGAGCGTCGAGCTCGAGATCGGCGGCCAGCGCATCGACAAGCACTACGGACAGTGGCTGCACATCTGGAATGAGCTCACGCAGGAGCCGGGCAAGCAGGGCGGCTATGCCAAGATGGTTGGCAACGTGCCGCAGCTCACGAACTTGATCACGCAGGGTGGCGAGGATTGCGACGATGACTGCGCCGCGGGCGAGCCGAACACGTCCAACGAGGTCGGCAAGTGCACGCCGGAGTACACGCTCTACATCCCGCTTCAGTTCTGGTTTTGCCGCAACCCTGGTCTTGCGCTCCCGCTGATCGCCCTCCAGTACCACGAGGTCCGTATCAACCTGATCTTCAACGACCTCAAGAACCTCTGCTGGGAGACGACCCCGCAGCTGTCCAACACGCACACGGTCCGCGACCGCGTCAACAACGCGAACTTGGTCGCTGCGTCCCTGTACGTCGACTATATCTACCTCGACACGGACGAGCGCCGCAAGTTCGCCCAGGTCAGCCACGAGTACCTGATCGACGTTCTCCAGTTCACTGGACAGGAGTCAATCACGTCC